AGAATTATAAAGTAGATTTGTTATTTTATTCCTTACTTCCCATCGTATATGAACACTTTGCATTTAAATTATCTATAAGAATTTTTGATGAATTTTGAATAGCTCGCCATATAAAATTATTAACTGCATGTCCAACAGAATCCTGAAAAGAATAAAGAGTTGGATTTAGCATTGAAGTCGAAATTGATTTCCACATTAAATCAGAAATTAAATTACTTGTTTTAATAAGTTTTTCATTTACTTGATCATTATAAATGCGAATTTTATAAGAAGGTTTCATTCTTTGTTTACTTTAGTTAGACTCCCAATCTCCTTCGCCATTTGTGAAATAAACATTTTTAAAATTTAATTGATTCAACATATTAGAACAGCATTCGCAAGGCTTACTCTGATTGAACTCTCCATTCCTGTCAATCCTTAATACAGCCAAAGAATATTTTCTGCAATCAGTCTTACCAAATTTAATGGCCGCAGCAAGTTCTGCATGGAGACGAGAGAAATCTTGATACCCATATTTTTTAATTTGAGGATGAGTCTTTTTTGAATTCACCCCTATTGATAATATATTATTACCTTTAAAAATAAACGCAATATGGAAACACCTGCTCTCACGAGATAAGTTATCCCAAGCTAAAGTTTTAATTCTTTCTAAAACTTTTCTTTTTTTAATTATCACTTTTTGTCCTTTAAGAATGAGGAATCTATAGACTTGAGTATACTTGCCAATGCTTCGATTTCTGAACCTTTAGTCTCTTCTACTAAAACCACTTTTTCATTTGAATTGTCAACGACTTCTAATAGCCAAGACTTTTCTCCAAAATCTATACGTTTTAGGAAATTTACACTATAACCATAATAGTTTATAATACTAAAGGGAATGCTCATTTCTCATGACTGTACTGTCATTTTATCTTACTGTCAATAGGTTTTCTTACTTCTATATAATATTTACTATTATTATTATCATAGCAGATTAAAGAAGATTCCCCCTTTGGTAAAGAATCTTGGAAATACTCATCAACAATTTCCCATGCTTTTTCTGGTAGTTTATTTAACAAATTCTTATGAATTTCCAAATTGATCTCTGGGTCTTCGATGTAAAATTCTTTAGTTTTCTTAAAGCCTAGAATCTCAGGTAAAGGCTCATCAGAAACTTTACAAGGATCATCAAATTGACGGAAGAAAGGATTAAAGAAACCATTATTAAAGTGAACAGCTAAAAACTGCTCAAAGGTTTTTTGAATTTCATATGCTATATTACCCCTTCCTATTTCTTTACTTGAAACAGAAAAAAATTGTGTCCCTTCTAAAGCAGGCCTCTTAATAGCTAAATTTATTGGGTACGAGTTTTTATCAAGCTCTGAAATATTTTCAAATTTGCGTTTAGATGGGAAAACCGTATCCATAACAATAGAACTAATCAATTGTTTTTCTTCTGCGCAAAGAAATTTATCTTGATAAACAATGTCTAGAGCTATATCAACCTGACCGGATCGAAGCCTTGAATACATTTCAACAGCATCTTGAATTAGCTTAAGATGTTTAAGAGTCAGTTTTACGGTATAGAATTCTGGGTTCATCTTATTTTATTCTTCTTCAGAGTTTTGTTTTTTCTTTTTAAAGGAATTTATTTTTTTTGATTTCTTCTTTGAGAATATCAAATCCCAGTTTTCATTATATTTTTTATAATCTGAAATACGATTTCTGTCACCTTTTCCGTTTTGCATATTTACTAATTTACTTTTTTGAAAATTTCGTAGTCGCTTTTGTGCTCAACATATTTGTTCCATATAGGTTTATGGATTTCCCTATTACTGACTGCATACTCTCCTTTATATAGAGAATATGAACATTTGCCTACACTATCAAGGTAAATATAAAGAAGTTTTGCCTTCTCCATACTCTCGTTGTCCTTTTGTCTTTTTTCGATTAAATTTGAAATAAATTTAGAAAATAGGTTTTTCATTGGATCTTTAATATATAGAGAAAAAAAAGGTTGTCAAGTTTTTTATTTTTTATAAATTAATATTTTTTCTTCTTATAAAATTTAAATCGAAGGTTGTATAATTAATAGGATATTTATTAAATGGCAAAAGTGTAGGGCTAGTATATCTCCAACCTGCCCCCCATTTTTCATTCAAATATTCAAAGTTAATTAAATTAATTTCATTCAATCTTTTTGCTAAATCAGGATTAGATTTTTTAGTTTGACTCCCATGAATATAATATTCTGTACAGAATCCTGTCCCATGCAAATAAGGCTTGCTCAAATTACACACTCTTTTAATATTTCCATTATGCAATCTCAATATATAATCAGCATCTTCACTATAAGCAGGAGTAAGATTCTCATCGAATAAACCATATTGCTGAATTACAAAATCTTTAATCAAGAAAAGATCCCATGCTCCTTGGCCGAAATCTCCTCCATAAGGATGCACCATACCCACCTCTGGGTCTTTAGCATTTTCGAAGATTTCTTCTAGCAGTCCCTCTGTGAATGCTATATCGTCGTTTACTATGATCCAATACGGAGAATTTATATAAGATTTTATAATCAAATTCCAAGCTGCCGAAACTCCTAAATTAGCAGGTAAATGACATATAAATAATTTATCAATAAATTTATTCTCTATTAATCTTAACTTTTCAAGTTCGTTTGTTATTTCGTCTTTTCCATTATTATTAAATATAATAAAATTCTCCAATGGGTAATCTATACTTTCATATAAACGCTTTACCCAATGGGGATTTTTCATTACAGCTGTTCCTATAACAGGTATTTTATTCATTTATTATTTTTTTGTATGTATTTAAAATTCAACTTTAGATACAATATTATATGAAAAATAAATCATAAATTGTCCAAGATGGGTATTTTTCCAATAATCTCTAAAATCATATAAATACTGATCATTGAAAATATCTACAGTTATATCTTTTCCTGTCCTTTCGTATACATGTATATCTAAGCAGTCTCTTAAATATAAATCTCGGAATTCAATGAACCTTTCTACTGCATTTTCATGATCGTTAATATGCCATTCTCCAGCGAAATTTTTAATATTATTTCTAATAAAATTGTAGTTCTCTTTTGTAAAGATTGAATATTCCCCACCTTCGCAATCAAATTTTAAAAAATCAATTTTAGAAATATTATAATCTTTAATAATTTTTTCAAATGTAGTGGTAGAATATAAATCTCCTTCATGTTCATATATATAAACTCCGTTTTCTGGTATAGATTTTATATCTTCTTCATCAGAAATTGCCTTATTTATAAAAACAACAGGACCATGGGAAACATTTTTTCGCAAATAATTTATAACATTATTTGATGGCTCAATACAATAAACCTGTTTCGGTTTTTTATCCAAAATTGAAAAAGTAAATGACCCATAGTTTGCCCCAATATCAAATACTATATCATCAGTTTTTACTTCTTGATGTTTTTCGTATGTTCTATAAATAAAATTTTCATTTTTAAATAAATTCACGTACTCTTGGTCTAAAGTCCCCCAATCGAAATTTGATATATTACTTACCCATTCTTGATTTTTTTTCGTGTTATCAATATAAATAATAATTGTTCCATAATATTCGATAAACCAATCATCCCAAAGACTCCATTTGATATCCATGTCATCCATAGAAAAAATTTGATGATTTTGCATTTCTTTTAAATACAAATCTCGAAATTCTTTAAATTTATCTTTTAATTCTCTATTATGTAAATGCCATTCTCCACTTATTTTTTTTACATTATTTTTTATCCATTCAAAATTTTCTAAATTAAATACATCGTATTCTCCACCTTCGCAATCTATTTTTAAAAAATCTATTTTCTCAATATTATATAAATCTATAAATGTTTTAAAGGTTAAAGAACAAGCCTCTGATTGGATAGACCACATATCAGGAAAGTTTTTATTATATAACCCATTAAAGATAATTTTACCATTTTTATCAGAGATGCCTTTGTTCAATAAAACAACATTGCTTTTATCTAATAAATTAGAACTTAAATTTTGAAATAATTCTGGATGAGGTTCTAAACAAAAAACTTTTTTAGGGTTTTTCTCTAGTATATTATAAGAGAATGGGCCTACACTAGCACCTATATCTACGACGATATCATTCTCTTCTACGGAAAAAAATTTCTGATAATCATCTTTATCTATTATTTCATGTTTTAATATATTTAAAAACCAATCATCTTCGGCTATGAGACCCCAATCAAAATTTTTGTCAATCATATTTAAATTAAGTTTTTTTCAACTTCAAAATGGGCACTATCAGGAGGAGCAGCATTCTCGCAAAATTTACACAAATCAAAAGTTGAAAATGGGGCAGGCAATATATCATCATACTCTTGATTAAATAGATTGCCTATTATATGATCTAATCCATAATCCATACAACACAAAGAGACATCTCCATTAGGAAGCAAAACATTATGATATAATCTTTCATAACAGTTGCAAGTCATTTTTTTATCTCCATGATAAATTGTTTTATATTTATCTTTTAAATTTAATAACTCAGGCTTTAAAATAGACTCATGCCTTAGGTTACCTGCTCTGGACCACATTTCGCTAGGTTGTATACCATCAAATACATGTTTTACTTTTTCGTGGACTGATCCCATAGACATTATATAAAAATTATTAATTTCATTTCGGATTGAGCCGATATACTCTATTAACTCTATATATTTATTGCTTATAGGATGCTTTGCTAAAAGTTCATTATCGGGGAGATGCAGAACAAAACCTCCGTTAGGATGACCAGCGAATGGTATATGTTTTATTCTCTCCATATCTGATATACTCATACCTATACCAGTCGTAAATACAGCTATACCATGGCCTCTCTCATATGCATAGAGAACCATATCAGTGCAATTTTTGTTTAACCAAGGTTCTACAAAACCTGCAAATGTAATTCTTATTTCTTTAGGTAGTTTATCTATAATTTTTTTATAATCTTCAAAAGATAATACTTTATTTCCTTTATATTTTTGAACCAATAATCTTTGAGGACAAAAAGAGCAGTCAACAATACATCCATTTAAAGGAATAGATGTCGTGATCTCTAAACAAGCATAAGGGGTTGATTTCCAGTAATTTTTTAACATTTTTTATTAACTTAAGTTTTTTAGATTATAAAGGACAGATTGTTTATGATTCTCATCTAAGGGCTCATGAATAGAAAGATATTTGAATATATCTCTAGATTCTTCGCATAATCCTGTCCACCATGCGCTTACAGCTTTTTCGAAAATTATACCATAAAATCCCGGATAGTCAATATCTGTTTTCAACTTTATACAATCATCTGAAGAAACTTTTTCTCCAATAGAAGATATTAAATATGCATTAAACCATTTTTGAGTTCTTTCATAGAATCTACTTAAATAAAAATACCCTTCAGGTCTTTTAGGCATTAAAGCTACTGAATGTTGAAGCATTCCTTCTACAGAATTATTCCTACAACCTTGAGACTCAAAGCACATAGATGCCCTTAATAAACATTCGTAAGACAATAAACTATCATAAGCTCTTTCAGCACACCTTAAATAATAAGAAACAGCAGAAGCCATTTGGCCTATATTATGATAGAAGTAGCCCATACAAAAATTAATTTCAGCAGAATTAGGAAATTCTATATAGTGATTTAATAAACATTTTAATACATCTTCTTCACCCATTATTTTATAGAAATCTGTAATAGAATGGATATTCATCCAATCTTTTTTATTCTTAATAAAATTTTCATAATTTATCTCTACGTTTATGTCAATTATATTTTGACTGCCTTTCCTTATGATTCCTAAGCCGTTATCCATATCAATAGTAATCATTTCCAGATCACTCCTATCTCTTCTTAAATTAACAAATGCTTTCCAGCAATCTCCTGTCCATATACCTCCTGAATATGGTATCGTTTGCATCTTTTCGTCGTAAGGCAACATATCATGACATATTATAACGCCTTCTTCACTAAGACAATTTAAACTGTTTACAATATCTTTATATACTTGATCAGAGTGATGTAAGCCATCAATCAATATAATATCGAATTTTTCTGTATTCTCTTTGAAAAAAGTATCAGAATCTTTTTTTAAAATATCACTTAAAGATGTATTCGGGTCAACCCCGATTTTATAATCTATTTTTACTTCTTTAAATGTTATAGCATTATCAATACCTATCTCAAGGTATTTTTTATAATTATTTTTTTTAATTAAATAATTTATTATATGTATTTTATCCATTTATATTTTAAATTTATTTTCTACTATTTCATAGCTATAATTATGAACGAAATCTTTCCCATTAAAATCTCTACTAAATTCTTCTTCTATCAAATCATCCCAATTTCTATCATTTTTATGACTCCAATTTTTAACTTTTCTAAGCATCTCTTTTTTATTTTTAACCCATGAATAATGATGCAGAAGAACATTCCCATCCAATCCTAAAATAGGAGTTAAATCACCATGTATTAGTCTTTGTTCATCCCATAATTTTTGATAGAATTGTTTTAATTCTAAGGGACTATTTAAGTCCCAATCTTTACAATCTTTTTTTTGTATAAGAACTCCAGCGCTTTCTGTTTGAGTAGCTTTATAGAAAGGCTCTCTAAAATACCAATTACAAGTAAAATTAAAACATAAATCTTTAGAACTATTATGTTGGAACCATTCTTTAAAATTGTCATCGACTATTTCATCAGAATCTAAAAATAAAACCCAATCATTCTTAGCTGAATCAAGACCCGTTTTTCTACTGAGGTTATTATAATAAGTAGGGATTTCTGTAACTCCTTCCCACCGTATATTTAATATTTTACATTTATTAAAACTATTTATTATATCTATTGATTTAGATAATAAATCATCATTTTCCTTTTCGCCATTGTAAAAATGATCGCATATAGTAACTATAATTTCATCACTAAACTTGTCACATTGTAATAGATTTATTTTTAAAAATTTTAAATCATTAGAGTTGTATTGTAAAACTGTTGATATCATATTAAGAATAAACGAATTTTTCAATAAAGCTTTTAGGGCATTTTAATAAATAAGCTGCATTGTCTTGAAAACCGAAAGAGATTAAATAATTATCTTCGTATTCAGCTAATCCTATACAGAACTCAACATCTGCATCCATAAAATGGAATTCAGGAGTAACTTTAACTATATCAAAATTTTTGTCCCACACTATAAAACGATGATAATAAACAGCATCTTTTCTTCCAGCTTCACTTTTAAATAAATCTACTTCGTGAGTTATAGCAAAGTAACCATCTTTAAAAGGTAAAATTTGAGATCCACCTCTTAAATCTCTAGGAAGATTTACAGATTTTCCAAATTTAAGAGTTTCAGAAAATCCAGTTTCAGTATCAAATTTAACTAACTCTGTTGGATTTGCCCACTTTACATAATGGAATGGCATATCCAAAATTGGCATCCAATTTTTTTCACAATAAGAATCAGGATTGGTTAATAATTCTATCCTTTTTCTACTTATTTCTTTAACTCCGTTTTCAAAAATTTCTATTTCAGATAATTCCATTCTCCCTTGACCGTTAGTGGTTGTATCTCTTCTAACTCCACTAATAAATAATTTATTATCCCATTCTATTAAACGAGCATCTTCTAATCCTACAAAGTCCCACAGAGGTTCGTATATATCGAATTCGCTTGTATCTATTTTAAAGAATTTTTCTATTTTAAATTTATTTGATAATTCACAATACCAATTCCAAGTTCTTAAGTGTACATCATTCTCAGGATGAATATAAGTCAATGGTCCATAAGGATGTTGAAATAATTTTTTCTCAGAATGATAGAACGTATAATTAACATGTCTAATTATAACTGTTATTTTTCCATCTTTTACCATTACAGATGGATTCATTAATCCTGTGCCATTTGTAAATTCTGAAGGTAAAATGAGAGGATATATATCTCCCCCATTATTCAAAATACATTTTACCAAATTTTTTTCCATAATTTAATATATTCAGATTTTATTTTCTTATTGTATTGTAATTACTTTTCACAAAGTCAACTGTTTCTTTAAGACCATCTCTTAAAGAAGTAAACTGAAAATTAGGCAAATATTTTTTAATTTTAGAATTATCACTAGGTTTTCTATATTGTCCATTAGGTTTAGATTCGTCCCATATAACTTTTCCATCGAATTCCATTAATTCAACTACTAAATTTACGACTTCTCTAATAGAAATTTCTTGGCTAGAAGATAAAATGATAGGTTCTTCTTCACTGTAATTTTCCAAAATCCATTCTGAAAGAAAAGCCACATCTCTACTAAATATAAATTCTCTTAATGGTTCACCGTTTCCCCAAATAGTTAATGGAGTATTGGTATTTTTAGCTATATAGCATTTATGAACTATACATGGGATCACATGGCCATTTATTAAATTAAAATTATCATTTGGGCCATAGATATTGCATGGGATTACACATTTATAATTAGTTCCGTATTGCTCTTTGTATGATTTAATTTGAATATCCAACATCCTTTTAGAATAGGCATAAGAGTCATTAGAAAAATGAGGAGGACCTAAATGTATTTTTTTTTCAGTCAAAGGATAAGATGTATCGTCTGGAAAAATGCAAGTTGATAAAAATGCTACTAAATTTTTGACTCCATGTTTAAAAGAAGAATTGATAACATTTGTATTCATCATAATATTCTCATAAAAAAAATCTCCTTTACTTGACATATTACTTAAAACTCCCCCAACTTTTGCTGCACAATGAATTAAATTATCTGGCTTCTCTTTTTCAAAAAACAAATCAACATCTTTTTGATTTATTAAATTTACATCTTTAGATGAAAGCTTAATGCATTTATCAGAAAACTCTGATCCAACTAGACCTGATCCACCTGTTATTACGGTTTTCATTTATTTTATTAATTTGTATTTTTTAAATTCTTCTAATATTAAAGGCATAGCTTTCTGATTTAAATGGATATGACAGCTATCCCAATCATCTAAATAATCAGGATTAGTTTTGCCATCCATGACCATATTATCAAAAATAGAAAGGATTCCAATCCCAGTCCCTATACTTAAAGATTTTAAGTATTTGTAAAAAATCTGTGTCCATTCATTTCTTTCTATACTTGTTCCAAAAGATGGTCCAGAAGTATAAGGTTTATAATCACTCCAAGATGCAATAGGAGACCAAACTAATAATTTGTATCCTAAATTATGATAATGCATTATCACATCCCAGTATCTATCAACACACTCTTTTATTACATCTTCTATAGAACGATTTTGAATTTCAGATTGTTTCTTAATATGAGCTCTGATATCTACCTCACCAAAACAAAAAGCAATCATATCTTCATTCTTATTTACTCTACTAAAAAGTATTTCATTAATAATTGAAATTTTATTTGATAAATTATAAGCTAAAGCTGGACCTATACGATATGAACGAAAAAAATCCAAAGCATCATCAGAAAGCTGAGGCCATATCGGCTGCATCTCTTCTCTTCCACTAAAAACAGATGAATGACTATCCCCTATACAATGTATCATATTTTTCCTTTAATCTTTTACAGAAATTTTTCTCATAGGTCCATCCATCTTCTCCACCTATGCCCCATTTATTTTTGTTACCATAAACAGTATTAAACATAATATGTACGCCAAATCCATTTTTAACAAAAACTATTTTTTTATCATTTTCCCTAATAAAGTTATTGAGAGATATCTCATCGTAACTATCGTTATTTATTAATGTCAAACTATTTTTCCAGTCTGAAGTCTTAATAAAAAAGAAACTATTTGTAAAATATGGGAGAGAAGATTCAAAAGAAGAGAAACTATATTCTTGTTTATTGAATAAAAGTTCTATATTATTTATTATATAATCATTAATTAAAACTTGAGCGTCATAATTTATTCTCAAAGGATGTATACCTTTTGTTTTCGTATCGAGATCTAACACTGCTTGATTGAAGAGTTTGAAATCCCATTTATCCGCAAGAATTGTAAACGAATTTAAAGGAGAGTAGTCCACCCCCCAAAGACCATTAGGCATTTCTTGTTTTAGAAAAAGATTAAAAATATTATCTTTAACAGATTCCTCTTTAATAAAATCATTTATAAAAAAATCACAAGGAATATTATTACTAAGAGTCGGAGATATTAAGAATTCAGAATCTAGTATTCCAATATTTTCTATTATAAAATTCCAAGTATGATCACTAATAAAACAATCTTCATCTAACTTGCAACTGTATTTAGTAGAGGCTTCCGTAGCTATATTTATTTTACACAAATAATTATCATTTCTATTCTCATCTATTTTATAAAGAGAAGTAGATATACCTAAATCTTCGATAGCTGAATCCCAGTCATAATCTCTAGAATAAAGAATATTAAGATGTATTTTTGATTTATTTTCATCTGAAATATTTTTTAATATATTTTTACTCAAATTGAAATACTCAGGTCTACTATGAGACAGATAATTAATAGTTAAAATTTTCATTTCATTAAATTAGATCTAACAAATTCTTTCATAGGGCAATGTTTAGAATACCCAACTCTTTTTATACTAAAGTACTTATCTGAATGCTTCTGAATAATTTGAGAAATATTTATTATCCAATTCCTTGGCATAGGATTTGATGGATCATATGTTCCAAAATGACTAGGAAATTGCCATTTTTGACCGGACATTAAAATTGAATAACCCGGATAAAAACTAATACAATCAGAGTTTGGGTACTTGTCTAGACATAAATCTATATTTTTTTTACTATTTAGCATAGATTTATTAGTTAAAATCATACATTCCCAATTAGATACCATAGGTTGTTCTAATTTTAAATCTAAATACAAATTCTTCCCATCCCATCTTCCGTAAGGTTGCGAAAGAGGAAATCCTACTACATCTTTCGAAGAATCTTTTCCCTGATATGACTGTTCCCAATTTTCTGTATTAAGAAATTGAGCATAATTACAGTCTTTTTCCAAAACAATTGGATTTATAAAATACTGATTAGCTGAAACTAAGCAGAAGTGATCGAAAGAATTGATTTCCTCTTCAGATAACGAATTTAAAACTTCAGTGAATGCTCCAAAAATAAAACTCGAATGATCGACTGGTCCAAGTTTATGCCTAGTTCTTATTTTCGGATGATTTAAAGTAGGGTGATTTACTATAAAATCGGAATTTTTATGAAAGAATAAAATGTTGTTTATTAAATCATCAATATCTTCATTTGTTTGCAAATCATTATGCGCAAAAATAATAAAACAGCATCTCATTGTCTGTAAGCAATAACTCTACAAATTTTTCCCTCTTCGTTAAAAGATATTGAATCTAAAACTTTTAACATATTTCCGTCTACATTAATTAGAATAGGACAAAAAAAGGTATCGAAGTTTTTATTAGTACTTTCTATTTGTTGAAAAATTTCGCCATAAAAAAATGTATTCCTATAAATTATAATTTTTTCACATTTACTAAATATTTCTTTATTAGCATTTAAGAAAGCTTCTTTCCCCTCTACTTCAATTTCCCAATCAATTAAACAAGCATCATCTGATAATAGTTCAGATAAAGCAGATAAGTCTTTATCAGAAAAAGCTGAAAAATAGTCATTTAGTTTTTTAAAATAGAATTGTTTTTCGAATTTCATATTAAGATTTGTTCTATTCTTTTTTGGATTGCTTGTTTGATATCTATGTATACATCCGGACCTAAGATTTGTTTTAATTTCTTAAAAGAAGGGTAAGAAAAAACATAATGACCGCATATTGAAATAGTTTCTAGTACATTATTATCTGGCTTAAAATCTTTGTCTACCCACTTTACCCATTTATTAGAATCTTTACAAATCTTAAAAAATTCGAATATATATAAATCGCCTCTTTCTTGTAACTTTTTAGCAATAATATCACTTTCTATTTTTCCAAATTCTGGAGCTATATTAATACAATCTAGACCAAGTTCAAATTTTTCCTTTATTAAATCAGAAGACAAATAATCTCCATTATGTTCTTTTGATATAAAATTAAATTTTTGACTAATTTTAATCATATCTTTTAATTGATCAGAAGAATATGAACCTATATTTTTATTAGCTTTTAAAGCTGTTCCAGATTGTATAACTAAATATTTTATATTACTAAAAACTTCTGGATTCAAATTATTTTTTAGATCCGAAACAAATTTATCTAATTCATCTACAGAAAATTTTCTAATAGCCTCTTCTGTACCTACTTCAAACTCAATATAGGGATTCCATATATAAGCTTGGTTGATCAAAGATATAGTTTCTTTAAGTCCTAAGTCGTAATCTGAATATTTTTTCCAAGGATCAATATGAATTAAATCTAAACTTAAGCAATCATTTTTTAAAGAATCTATTCCATCATCATCTACTTGACCTTGATATGGCCCCCCATGATCTCTAACTAAAGTAACTAATGATGTTTTACCTTTAACATAAGATGAAAAAGATTCTGTTGTATTCGCTAAACCATTATCTAAGAAGTCAACGTAGCCACCCGAAAAGTCAATTTGCCTTCTTGAAGGAATTAAACCTAAAGGAGTATTGTAGATATTAGCATAATCAATAACTGAATCAATAACGCTTTTGCTAACTGGACCTATAAACAATTTCGGTTGCATAAAAATAGAGATTTGTGTAAATTATAAATACCAAAATAGTATAAAAATTCTCCCATCTTAAATTCATGCAAAGGAGACATGTTTAACCAAATTATAGCAGTCAATACATTTATTTTTTTTAAATCAAAACCATTAGATATTACCCATTCATTAAAGAACTCTTTGCAATTTATTAAACGCTCACTTCTTAAAATATCGCATTCAATTACATCGTCTCGAACATTTACATGAAACAACTCTTTAAAAAGAATATCGTGATTTAATATAAGATTATGATTTAATTTTGCTAAATCGTAATATATATCACCATTTAATATAGAACCTCCGAAATCTTGTCTCCAATCAAGCAGAACAAATTCACCATTGTCATAAATAATATTATCAAGAATAAAATCCCCGTGGAATCTAAATACAGAATCTGTACATAACCAATCTATATCTATACTTTCTAAGATAGATTTTAAACTAGGGATTTCTCTACCATTAATGATTAATTTTTTATCGAATATTTTATTATTAGATTGGAAAGTCGAAACTCTTTTTTGAGTTTTATCGAAATAAAAATCATAACAAATCTTTTTAAAATCTTGATCTACGCCTTTACTTTTCCATAAATTGTTTTTACTCCATTTCAAAAAGTCAGAAAAAATATTAGTATTAACACAAGATGCTAACAACTCACCTTTAGCGTATTCATATTTATAAAAATTCTTTGAACTAGATATAATTGAAGGCGTTACATCTTTCAACTCAAGCGCTCTAGCCACTCTATTAGCACAAATATTTTCATTATTAAAGAATTTTATAACGAAATCTTGAAATATAAAAATAGATTCATCATCTTTGTCAAGTAAATGAAATTTATCTGATATTACTTCTCTTGATTTTTTTAACTCAAAAGAATTACCTGTGTCTAACCATTCTGGAAAAATAATATTATTCCAGTTTACATTCATTCTATTAATAGCATGACAGTCGCTTAAAGAAGAATCTAAAGGATTTTCATTGTATATATCCTCTAAATTTTTCCAAAACAATTCATAAGATGAAATACCAGCTAATCCTATGTAAGCAAGATTAGAAACTAAACTACCCTTATCATATATAAATCCATTTTTCCCAATAGTTCTATACTCAGAACAATTTTCTTTCTCACAAATACCTAACCAATCACTTTTAAATTTTTCATCAGAAAAATCAAAAGAATCTTTACTGACTATAGTATCAGAAGAATGGAATATAAACTTGCATTGCAAATGCTCTTTAGCTTTTAATAAAGAATAAGCTAAACTAGATCCATCTCCATAGTATTTATCAACTTCAACGAATGTTATTTTTCTTTTAGGATACGCCAATTCTACAAATTGTTTTACATAATCACCGAAATAACCAAGAGTTATAACTATTTCAGTATCTTCAGGATAACTTTCTATAATGTAAGAGAGAGTAGGTTTTTTGCCTACCCTAATAAGAGACTTATTAGTATATTTAGTTAAATTGCCAAGACGAGATCCTATACCACTCGTAGTGATTAATACTTTAAACTCTTCCATAACTATCTTCGAGTCTGATTACATCGTCCAAATGATTTGTAGAACATTCGATATATAAAGAATTTTCTATACCTTCGCATCTATGAATCATAAAAGGAGGTAGAACAAAGAAAGCTCCGGGCTTTAAAACTATATCTTTCAAAGATTCTTGAGTCTCTCCATACGAAAATTTAAGCAAACCATTTACCACAAAAAAAGTTTCATGTTTATGTTCATGATACTGTAAGCTACAACTATGCCCGGCCTTCATAAAAAGCTCTTTGACAACATAATTATCATTTACTTCTAGCCATCTTTCATAACCCCAAGGTTTTTGAATGTAAGAAATCTCAGTCATACTATATGTACACTTCAGATATTCCCTCGTTTCGTTTCAAACTTAACGAAATTGCAGTTTCATCATCGCTATCTGGTTTTTTATCATTTATTAAAATTCTTGTACCTCCTCCTATACCCATAATCAACTGGTCATAATAAATCCCCTTTTCTGTCAACTGTTCTTCTGTTCTTTTTCGAGTGCTCTCTCTTCTACCTGTCGTCAGAATAATATTATAGCCCTTCCTATCCCATTCTGAGAGCTTTTCGAGAGTTCCGGGTAGTAATTGAAGGCTTTCAGTAAACTGTTTCTCTATCGAGCCTAGATGAGAAACTAGCGTTCCATCAATATCAAGGAAAATTGTTTTAGGTCTTGTCATATTATTAGTTTGTATAAATTTTTTTAAGATTCTCGGATCTATATTTTGGCCAATATACACTTACATCTTTATCGTAAAAAATACCCTCTTGACTCTTAATATTAAAATTTATAGATTTTTTTTGATTTTTATAAAATGTATAAATTAAAGCTTCTGGGATTAAATTTTGTTTCAAATAATCTTCTTTAACTAAAAAATTATAATATTTCGAAAGTAACTTCATTAAAGAATAATCTCCTTGTATGAATCTGTCTTCAGCTACAGGAGGATCATAATCGTAAGATCTAACTAAAATAATTTCATTCAATTGCGGAATTAATAATTTTTTAATATTTAAAAATTTAACTAAGTCTAATCTTGTTAATATAATCATATCATATTTTTCAGATTTTTTTACTAAATTTATTGATTTAGAAATATTATCTGCCATAGAAAGAATTCTAGCAGAAATTAAATCGTGAGAATTAGTTATAGGATAATTATATTTTTTACAAATTTTTTTATATTTTTCTAAGTTATATTTGTGAATAATGAATTTAATTTTACACTCTGGCAAATCAAAATTAATATTTGCATTAATAGGTATAGTTTGTAAAGATATTTCATCTATTAAATTAGGAATGCTATAATAGAAGTCAACAGTTTGAATATTATGCTCTTTCATTTTTTCATAAAAGATATGAACATTTTGTAAATTGTCCAAAGATCTCAATAAACCATAAAAACATACCGCTACTTTCATTTAAATATAATCTGTTTATTTGATCTTTTTTTTAAAAACCGCATTTTGTCTGCCGTCTGCCCTTTTGATATAATAATCAATGTAATATTGTTCTAAATTTGTATGAAAACTTTGACTCGGTAGCTTATCAGATATTCCAAGTTCCGTCATTGCTTCTAGAGAAAAACAAAATCCTCCATTCAACAAATGTAAAACTAAAAGGGCGTGAGGGTCTGGATTATAGTTATTAAAAATTCCATTAGCTCTAATTTCCGTTTCTAGGTCAGGTATATTATTATACAAGTCTGCATAATGATCCATTAACTCGGAATTAGATATGCAAACCCAATCTCCAAACCAGCCATCATCGTGTGTTAAAGTATATGTATTAACATTTATATCGTCTAAATTAAATTTTGAATTTATTATTAAATCTGGTCTAGTAGATAAAACTATATCAAACTTTATATTATTCTTTTCTTCAAAAATAGACTTGCTCACATTGGAGCAGTATATTATCTTGTACTGAGAGTGAGTTCTATCTAAAAAAATATCAAACTCATTAATGCCAACAATAATATCCTCTTTTACTTCTTTAATTAATTGAGCGTCTGTCCTGACATTTTTGTAAGGAGTGTTATCATGGTCCCAATCTAAAAAAGACCAAGTTTGCAAGAAAAAGTAAAAATCGTAATTATGATTTTTATTTACTAAAAAGTTTTCTAAATTTTTAATACATAAATTTAAAACTTCATAATTTCTTATATGTCCTCTTAGCAGTATAGCTACTTTTTTTTTCATTGTTTAATCTCTTTGTTAAACCATTCTTGTTCTAAATTATATACCTCTTCAGAAGAAAGATACCCGGTTTCGTGAGACGTATTTATAATACCAGTTTTGTACAAGGGAAAACTTCTTTTGACTAAAACCGTGAGACCATATCTTAAACACCCTCCACCATAGGGCAAATTAATAATATCAAAAGTACCATCATTTAATTCTGTATATAAATCAATTACGAACTTTCTACAACCAACATGAGAATAAGTATCATGAAAAACAATAATACCTTCCTCTGTTAAGTATTTATAAACTTTATTAAAATCATTTTTGATCCCATTATAAGAATGGTCTCCATCAATAAAAGCAAAGTCTATCTTACCCCCAGTATCTTTAAATAGAATATCTTCAAATTCTTGAGATGTAGTATCTATTTTAGTTAATTTAAAATTTTTATCATCATGTCCTGATTCTATAAGCTTCCTATCTATATTTTCTTTAGTTGTATTGACTTTATTCGGACCTATGTAAGCTCCTATTTCATCCCAAAAATCATATCCATAAAAAAAACCAGAATTTACCTTAGCAACAGAAGCTAAATGAATAGATGTATTTCCATATTGCACTCCTATTTCTACTATAGTTTTAGAATTTGATAACAGAGCTAATTGTTCTATAAATATAGAATAATTGTAATCATTATTAATTGTTTTTAACATATTATTTTCTTTTAGCTAAAAGTTTTTCTATAGGAGACATCCAACTTGAATCATAATTTTCAATAAACTGTGGATAACCTCTACTTAAATAATCGCCAATCAACGAATTATCAACTATACTATACCCTTCGTTTTCAAAAAAAATTCCATAAGCTCCCTCCATTGAATAAGCTGCAATTCCGACTTTAGATAAAGAATATTCACTATAAGTTGGTATTATTTTATCAACACCTTTCTCTTTAAAAATTTTCATTATCTTATTTTTTACAAAGAATATTGGACCTTGAATTGCAAATCCAGAGTATGGAATTTTATAAGGTGTTTCTGATAAAATTGCATCAGTACTTAAACTATTATTGTCGCCATTAGAAAAAGGGAAGTAAGCGAAATTTGTAAAATCTTTTTCTTTCAAAAAATCTAAATTATTTTTCACTCTCATTGAGTCATGCAGGAAATAATAAAAATCTTCATCTGGAAATGCATTGTAAGCTATCCAATATGCTCCTACATGGTAATTTTCATTTTTAACATCTAAAATTTGAATATTTTTATACAGACTTTGAAGTTCAAAATATGATTTATCTTCACTATTACTATCAATTATTACTATTTTTTCATCCTCATGAAATTTTCTAATATCATCGACTAATTGATAAATAAAATTTTTTTCTTTTTGAAATTTGCAAGGTATAACAAACATTTATTTAAGAATTTTTACTATTTTTTGCTCGTCTCTGTCCGTAAGATAATGATCAATAAATTCATATTGTCTATTAAAATCTTTTACCCATTCATAAAAACACTTCTGTTCATGATTCCCATGTTGAGATCCACTTCCATTAAAAACCCACTCATCAAAAACAATTATAGTATTCGGAACTATGAAGTCATTGAGTTTATATAAAACAGTTTTTGTAGACGAATATAAATCACAATCAACATGCAGAATCCCTATAGGTTTTGCAATTTTAATATAATTACCTATGGTCTCTTCAAACCAACCCTTAAAGAAGGTAATTCCTTCTATTTTAGGAACATCACCTTTTGTAGAAAAATAACCCTTACGACAAACTCCATGTCCAGCTATACTCCCATCTTCACAAGCCCAATCCTCTGGTAAGCCTTCGAAAGAATCAAAACCAAAAATTTTAAAGGATTCGTCAAGATTTTTTCTTAATATAGAAATTGTTCTCCCTTTAAAAACTCCAAATTCTAACACATCTTTTAAATTATTATCTATTAATTTTAATGCTTTTTCTAAATGAGTCATATTATAATTTTTCTAAGATTGATGTTATATGTTTTTTATCTTCGTTCAGGTCAAATATTCTTATACTTTTTAAGTTATCTTTGATATATTTTATATCTCCTTCATTTATAAAAGGAGTAATAAGCTCTCCATTGACTTCCATTTTCTTTAGAACATTGTAGGCTGTTTCAGGGGAATCCTCGCAGAGACCTAACGGAGATAGCCAGTCTTTCATAAAAGATGTGTGCAAATCTTCAACAATATAAATTCCTTTATTTTTTAAGAATTTAAAAAGATAGCCGAGAGTTATCTGTTGATGAGTAGGAACATGTCCTCCATCATCTATAATTAGATCAAAATCACCTCCAACATCCTTGATAAGATTGTTAAGATCATTATCAATAGCTTGATTACCAAGTCTTGTTACTATCCTCTGCTCAGAGAACAATTGACGAGCTTGAACATCCATACCATATACAGTAGCATTTGGGAAGAAATCTCTCCACATTCTTAACGAGAATCCATCATCTATCCCTATTTCTAAAACTTTTTTAATATCAAATCTTTTATAATTTAAAAAATCATCATATATCTCACTGAATCCATGATGAGGGTATTTTGTAGTACCCTTGTCTGTTCCATAAGAATTAGCTATTTGCGTAAGTAATTTCATATTTTAATAAGTCAAAGAAATTCCTGTATCCTGAACCATCGTCAAATTATTGTCATTCCACTCTTCGAAATCCCATTTAATAGTATTTAAGTCATTAAAAAAACGTCTTACTTCTCTAAGTCTATAATCCCAAACATTATCTACTACAATTAATGTTTCTGAATGTGAAATTTTCAAAGCGTGTTGCCAATCTTTCATAGCTCCTTCATAAGAATGATCTCCATCAATAAAAATTAAATCAAATCCCCCATCTGGGGCAATACTCTTTAAGATCTCTGAATTTTTATTAAAAAGTTCTTCATTAGAATAATTTACGAAGTTTTTGTACACTATTCCGGGATCAGTCATTTTCCATTCATCGTAGTCAGTTTTATATGGGTACCAATAATTAGGCTTAATTCTTTTAGGTAAGTTATTTGTAGTTCCATATCCGTCATACCCTCCTTTCTTAATATCAAAAGAATGAATTACACCTTCATCTTCCGATAAGTAAGTATCCATTGCCTCTGACATGGCCTTTGTGCTATCAAAATGATATGAACCTATCTCTAAAATATTTTTAGGCTTAATCATTCTAACCAATGTATTCATACAAGCCCTACAATGAGTTGAACAACCATGATATTTTGTTCCCTGTAAAATTCCGTTCTCTGGACCTCTATCTATATAGAAATCTTTGAAATTATTTTTTATATATTCTATTTTATTCATGCTCATTGTTTCTTATAATTTTCTAAAAAATAATTAAGATCTTCAGGAGTTCCAAGGCCCCACATATTTTCAGCATGGAATGTCATTACTTTCTTTTTGTCTTCAATTGCTTGATTAAAAACAGGGCAAACATAAAATTCTTTATTAACACGAATATCTTTTTTAATCATTCGTTCTGCATATTTTACAAAATCTGAACCATTTTTCCAAAAATAATAACCTATCGTAGCTTTATCCGAAATTGGATTTTTTTCAGCTACTTCTGTAACTAATCCATTCTCATCGACTTTAGCATAACTCCATTTTGGATGAGTACTACTAAATGTAACGATACCCCCATCAGAATTGGTTTCCTGCATCTTATACATAAATTCGCTAGAATTCCAATCTACATATTGATCAGAATTAGCAAAAAATAATGGATTATCATTATTGATTAATTCTTTAGCTATTAAAGCTGTACATGCGGCCCCTTCTGTTAAACCATCCACTTCTAATACTCGACAGTTTGGTGTGATTAAATTTAATAATGAATCTAGATTATACTTTTCTCTATGAGACTTTTGAACAATATAAATATAATTAGCTTCTATATTCAAAGCTTCTATAACAACTTGAATCATGGGTTTTCCGTTTACCTCGACTAAAGGTTTTGGGAAAGTATACCCCGCTTTTTCAAAGCGAGAACCTGCTCCAGCCATTGGAATTAAAACATTTAGCTTATTATCTACCCATTTAGGAATCATAGGTTTAGAGTTTGTATTAATAGATTTTATTTTAGAGAAAACATTTTCAGATACCACTTCTGAAGAATCCCTTACTCTAAGTACATGAGATTGACTTCTTTGTGCCGCTAATAATCCATAAGGAGAGTCTTCTACAATCAATGTTTCTTCACTTAGACATTCGGCTTCCGAAATAGCTTTCCAATACATTTCTGGATGAGGTTTACTATTTTTTACATCCTCATTAGATAATACAAAATCAAAATAATTAATAATTTGCAATCTTTTTAATACAGTCAAAATTGTTTTTTTAATAGAATTTGAACAACAAGCTATTTTATATTTATTATCCGATAATTTTTTTATAAGATTTAAAATATTTTCATTCACTTCTATTCTCTGTAAATGCTCTATAGTATATCTTTGCTTATTTTCCCATATACTATGATGAGAACTCTCTGGCAATCCTTTGTACTGGGTTAGCATAGAAAGTTTTTGACTTGTTTTTAAACCATCATATAAACTTATATGCTCAGATTCTAGTATAACAAATTCTTCTCCAACTTCTCGAAGAGCACGATTTAAAGATTCAAAATGAATTTTTTTTATATCTACTAAAACTCCATCTAAATCAAATATTACTAATTTTATCATTTTAACGAATCTTTCATATCCAAATAATTGCCGAGTTATTGACCATTAAATTAAAGATATAGTTTCTATACATTAAGAAAGTGCAATAATTTTATTTAGAGTTTCCTTTGAAGTTTCTTCAAATACCCTATCTTTTCCGGCTTTTGTAATAATAACCTCGGAATGAGGATTCATTGAAAATTTATATTTTTCTCTAACCTGTTTAGACCAAATCACATCTTCGCCTTCTCCCCAACTAAGCCTTTCATCTAAAGGAAATTCTAACATAATATTTTTTTTGACTATAAAATATCCTCCAGAAATATACATGAATTTTGTTAAATGAGAAATATTGTAAGGAATCAAACATTCTCTTCCCACAACACCGTCCATCCAGTTTCCATTATGAGGCCAAATACACCAGTCTCTAAATCGAGAGCCATCTGTATTAATTATTTTATCCATTCTAATTTCAAAGTCATTACCTCGACATAGTTGGCCTTGATACCATTTTTCACCTAAAATAAAATAATCATGCATAAATACAAGATTATCATACTGAGCAGTTTTGACTATTAAATTTTTCTTTCTAGTTATCCAAGCCGATTTTCTACTTTCATCAAAAATAATAGATTTTACATTTTTTCGATTATACTCATGAGGTCCAACTACAATTATTTCATATCCTTTTATACCCTGAGATTCAATAGAATCAAAAATCATTTCCATTCTGTCGTCTGAATGGCCATCTGTAATAATCCCAAAAGTAAAATTCATATATATTTAGATAAAAATTCTGAAAATATGTAGTCGTCTATTAATTTATACCCGGCAATAAGCTCGAAGTTTCTTTTAACGCTTTCAATTTTTGAAAAATATAAATCAGGATTTAAATCTTCTATATCTATATCATCTAAAAATAAAATACCATTCGAATCAAAATGATCGCTGATTTCCCTTGTGCCTTTGTAAATAGGAATGGTTCCAGTAGCAAAACAATCTAAAATTTTTTCTGTAAAGTATGTATCATATGTAGCATTTTCTATAGCAATTGAAAACATATAATCTTTAAGCCCCTCCTCTTTTTCTTCTATCTCTCTAAATCCTCTTCCATATACATCTATTTTATCTTTATTTTTCTCGGCGAAATTTACCCTATATTTCTGTTGTTCTGTCCAGACTTTATTAGATGTAATCATAGAAATTAATCTAGATTTATCATAAATTTTAGGATTTTTTATCCATGAATTTGTAGTGTAAACTTTATGGAATTTATTGCTTAAAGAAGATATTTCATCACTATAAGTAAATACATCTTCAAAAGTATCTTCTATAAGTTTTATATTATTTTTAACTATTTCTATAGCTCCTCCATTAAATTCGGGAGACTCTAATAACCACAGGAATTTAATTTTATCACAATTTTCATTTACAGCTATAGATAAATCAGAGTCTACATAAACAGAAACTTTAGAATTTTTTGTTTCATAATCCCATTCAAATAATTCGGGAGTGCAATTATGACAAGATGAATTCCCATGAGAAAAACATTTTGATATCATATTAATCTTATTCATATTTTTATTCATCTGAAGCTTTTAAAAAACCATTACTATAAAAAACAGGGACTTTTATAAAACTATCTAAATATATTTCATCCATATCTGGTCCTTTAGGTCCAGTCCATAAACTAGGAACTATAACTTTTTTACTTACATTTCTATTTAAAAAAGAGCCCCACCAAGAAAATGTAGAGTTTGATATAATATTATTCCCACATAGACTCATCATCCATAACTCCTCATAATCTTCTAAATCTTCAACTACTGTAAAATTGCTATTATTAAAATTTTCTTTAGCCCAAGCTTTATCATCTGAGAAAACGAAAACTTTACTGTAATCTCCTATTGTCTCAATAGCTTTATTTATATAAGAAATATCTACGATAGGAAGGATATCTGATATAGTTAGATAGTCTCCTCTTCTTATATGAATAGATAGAGTCCCATTACAAGATAAATCTGGATAGCTTTGATATACTTTATTAAAGAAATCAGAAGAAGGTGAAAACATTCTCTTTATATCACTTTCAATTTCTTTAAAATACTTAACACTTTGAAAATATCCATTCAGTACTAAAGAATTAGCGTATTCATCTTCAGTCATTGAAAAATCAATATTCCTAAAAATATTATTAGTATACTTAGAAGGCTGAAATGCTTGCATAGGGGTGTATGCTTGTGGCATAAATTTGTATTCAATCCCATATTTTCTAGATTCAGATATTACATTTGAAATCTGAAACATTTGATTTCCCAAACCACCTTGAAGAAAAGAAGTTATCATTTTAATATATTAAGAATATAAATTATTAATTGCAGTTTTATGTCTGTTTTCCAAATCTGAATAATCAGTTATACGATTTTCAATAGAAGAAAAACCCGGACTTTGACTACATAACATTTCTTTACTAATAAAACATGAATTATTAAAACAAAAATATTTAGCTAAAAAAATATCAAATATTTTATAAGAATGCATCTCTTCAATAAAAATAGACTCATTCGGAAAAATTTCTAATATTTTCAAAATACCTTTTCTTGAAAAAGAGATAGCATGACAACAGTAAGCACTGTTCAACTTAAAAAGATTATCAGAAAACTTTTCTATAGGATAGATTGTGTAGTCATACATTATATTAGCACCTAAATAAAATATATCCCAGTCTAAAGGCAGACTATCTATAGATTGCTTTAAAAATAAATTTGTACTCTCTTTATCATAAATAAATTCAAAATCATCTTCAAAAATTAAAACTGAATTAAAGTTTTTCGCATAAGCATCTTTAATTACTCTATAAAAAGATAACGAACACCCCAATTGAGATTTATCTTTTTCTGATAAAAAAGTATAATCATTATCATTTATTTTTACGCCATTAAATTTTTCGAAATTATCAATCCCATAATTATTAAAATTTATTAAAGAATTTTCAAATCTATCTTTTCTTTCTTCAAGATTTATAAGATATATTTTTTCAAAGAAAGAGAATGCATTCATAAAATAGATTTAAAATATTCAAATCGGTTGGACATTAAATTTGTATAATCGAAAAATGCATTTTCTATAGATGAAAAAGCAGGCTCTTGCAAACATAAAATATCTTTCCATACAAAACATTTGTTAGAAACTTGAAAATCTTTTGCAAAAAAAACATCTATGGCTTCATAATTTTTCATTAAATTTTCTAACCAATCTCCTTTACCTTCAAAAAAATTTAAAATTTTATTTAATGCTTCTTTAGAAAAACAAACGCTATGTAAAGCATACCCACTATTTAATTTAAGTAAATTTTCAGAATATTTTTCGATAGGGTTTGACATTATCTCATTCATTACATTCGCGCCTAAATAAAACATATCCCAATTCTCTGGCATTTCCTTAAAAGCTCTATCTAAATTATTTATAATTTCATCTTTAGATACAGTAAAATCAAAATCATCTTCTAAAACTAAAATTTTTTCATAACTATTTTTAGAAGCATCTTTAAATACATTATAAAAAGAAGCCGCGCAACCTATTTGACCTAATTTTTTAGAACTTAAATTGCCATTTACTTTAACACCATCAAATCTTACATAATTAGTAATCCCATACTCTTTAAATTTTTCCTCGCACAGATCCCATCTATCTTTTCTCTCTTCAAGATTAATACAATAGACCTTATCAAAAAAACTACATATACTTCTCATTTAGTTTTCAAATATTGAAACAGTTTTATCTTTTGATTCTCTAAGGAAATTTATTAATTCCAATCCTCTTAAACTGCACCAGCTTTCTAAAAGATATGCTATGTTTTGATTTCCTATTACATCTGTATTAAGACAATTAGCTTCAATACAAACCCTAGAAAGAGTTTCAAAAACTTTAGGGAAAAATACAAAATTTCTAGAGGAAGCTAAAATTTCACAGAATTTTTTATGCTCTGTATTATGATTTATTCCTATATAATTATAATTATTCTTTAAACAAAAATCTTTTGCTCCTTTTGCATTTTTTTGTTCATATAAATGATCCATAAAACATGCATCATATTTTTTATCTATATTTTGCAAAGACTCTAGATTAATCAAATTTTCTTCTGACCAAAGATTGACACTAGATTCCACATTGCTTAATTCTAAATTTAGCTCAATTATTTTTTTGTGAGTTGAGCTTTGTGCTACTATTTTGTAGGAATTCTTATATAAATTATAATTAGCAATTTCGCTTTTAGGAGCTATGAAGTTTTCATATATACTTGGATCTCGACTCTTTAAAAATTTATGATCATGCTCATATATAATATATTTTTTATTTTTTAGAGCATTTACAGACCCAGAAGGTAATCCTCCAAAATTACCAATAATAAAAATATCAGAATCGCAATTAGAAATATAATCAGGAGAACAAAAAAATGAGTAAACTCTTTCTACTGAATGACCTTTTTTTGAAAGACATTCAATAAGTTCTTTATTACAAGTTTCTCCTCCTCCTGAAAAACCATCTTCATAAAATTCATCTGATATAAATGTATATTTCATATTTACAGTTTAAATATTTTACTCTGCATTGTCTAATAATTGAGTTTCTAATCCTAAGAATTTAAGATCCTTGAGCTTGTAAGCCTCCCATTTAAAAGGAACTTGTCGAGAAACAACTACGCCTTCCATTGGGAGCTCAGTAGAACATAAAGGATCTACTTTGTCTAGATACTCAAATTCTAATCTCTTTAAGAAAGTTTTACCCCATTCAGAAGAGTCAAAAGGAATATCAAATAAATCCTTGGCTTTTCCATAGTAGTAAGTTTCTGGAGTTTTTAACTGCTTCTTCTTACAATAAGCTTGAATTTGTTCATGAGAAAAAGAAATAACTTCTCCATCCTGATTAGTATAATCAATTCTAAATACTAGGAAATCTCTTTGCCCTTTAAGAATCCCATAATCATATGGAGTTTGAATCATTGACTGCCCATTTACCCAGCCAATTACCTCTCCATAAACAGAGATGCCCTTGTCCAGCTTTGGATAAACTTCATCAGCAACAGACTTCCAAATGTCCTCTTTGTAAAAACCTTTTGAAACTCCAATTGCAATATCTTTATTTTTGATTACATTTCTAGAAGCATACAGCATCCCATATTCTTCTTCTGGAACTTTGAATCCCAGAAGTTTAACAAGCTTTTCTAAGAGAGAAAGACGGCGCTTGATTAAAACATTAGCTACGACACCATTGCTTCCATGATATTTATTTGTAATAGAAATATAATCTTCAGGATTAATCTTATAGATTTCTTTTCTCAAATTTTCTGTATCAGAATGGAGTCTAAATTGATTTTCTACTAATCTTTCAAATTTTTTAACTTTTGTTTTCGTAGATGGCGAACTGCTTTCTTGAATAGGCGGCTCATATTTAGAAATAAATAATTCACCACAAATGGTATCAAAAGAAATATTCTCTTCAATATCTTTTAAGAACACTCCGTATTCACTAGAAACAAATTCAGAAAATCTTTGGAAAGAGATAATATAACCATTAGAATATTCCCCTCTCAATTTTATCATTTTGACTCTGCCTTTAGCATCAAAAAATCCTTTGACAGTTTTGTCCTGATTTAAAAGAGGATCTCTAAAAGAATTACTCCAAGATAAAAACTTGGAAGAAATTTGACTTTCGACAGGGCAATATACATAAATATCACCGACTTTAGAAGTTAAGTCAGTAACGACTATTGAATTCTGTATCTCTGCCAATTGCAATTTATCAGCATTTGGGTGAGGGTAAACAGAATCCAATTTTAAAATTTGAGCTAAATAATTTGAATTATAATCTTTAGAAGTAGAGAGTGTCATAATTAAATATACAAAAATTTTTTAATCTGTCAACTAAATTTGAACCATTTTTATGTCGAACTTGTGAGCTATTTCAAAAGACTTTTCACCTTTTTCATAAAAATCTCTAAAAAATACTTGTTTTATTCCATACATTGCAATGTCCATAATACAGTTTTCACAAGGAGACAATGTAACCGCTATCAGTTTCCCTTCTCCCGGCTTACAATATCTCAATGCTGACCTCTCAGCATGAGAAACGAATGGTCTGCGACCGTCCCTACAAGACCAATCTATATCGTGTCCCGGTATAGAGCCATTGTAACCTAATCCAGCTACACTATTGTCATGTCTTAAAATACAAGCTCCACATTTTACATATGGGTCTTCAGATCTTGAAGATGCTGTTTCGGCTAATTTTAAAGCATATTCTTCCCAAAGTATTCTACTCATTTTTTTTATTCAAAAAGGTTTTCATCTTCTTCTTCTTCCCCATCTTCATCTGAGTCCTCTTGAAGAAAAGTAATTGTATCTTCGAAAGAAACTTCTTTAAGAGAATCAGATATATCACTTATCTCTTTACATTTTTCAGAGAAATGAAGGGATGCTAAAGATAGAATTAAATTACAGCTGAATAAAGTTTCTTTTTCATCCATCCCTTCTAAAGCTGAATGATTAAGAATATTATGCCAATTAACAAATGCTATTGTAGATATTTTTTCCGCAGTATTAGGGAAAACTTTCTCTATAAGCTCTAAGACATTTTCTACTGCATTTTTATTTTCAGACATATATTAATCTATTATACCGTTTATAAGTTTTCTTTTTGCTCTGAACTTCATAGATCTAGAACCTTCTCCTTTTGTTAAACAATTAAAATGGTTCTTGCTTAAGCTTTTCAAGGAATTTAAAATATCTAAACCTTCTAAATCAGAAAAGGATTGATCTTTAGAATTTGAAACATATTTATAAGATACTTTTTTTCTTTTTATGAAGTTTTGTATTCTATTATTAATGCAGACAGAACAGAATGTTAAAAATTTAGTTTTATTATCAGGATTAAAAGCGTAGATAGCCGAAATTATAGCATCATGAGATTCAGACAATAGATCCTCTGTATATCCAAAATTTTTATACTTATTGCAGACTATAGTATTAGCAAGTTTATAAGACTGCTCAAGTATATCCTTACCCATAGAGTAATCTCCTGTTAAACAAAAGTTTTTTACCTTTTCTTCTAGAATCATTTTACTGAAAATTGAGAGTTAAATATAGGAATACATCCACAAAAAATTTGGTTTTTGAAAGACTCTCTAATAATAGAGAATTGACTTAACCCTTCAATTAGTTTATTTTTGCTACCTCTTAAAATTTTAGGGAGAATCAATAAAGGATTTTCAGAGAAAAGTCTATCTACTCCGGGCAATTTAAGATCATAACAAATCTTTAAAAGATTACCCATGTAAGGATGAAGTCTAAAATCTTGAACAGAAACATTCTCTTGAACTATCTCGAATCCTTCTTTAGTCATTTTTAATTTAGACATTTCAGCTTCCAAAGAGGAGTACATATTAATAATTTCCCAATCTATTAATGTGAAATTTTCACTTTCAATTTTATCAGAAGATAATACAGAAAGAAAAACATTCAAAGAATCATCTTGAGGAGGCATATTACCGAAATTAACTAAGCCATGAGAGATATCTTTTAGAGGCTTATGAGATAAAACTACTATTTCAGTATTGCTTTTTTGAATAAATTCTCTTAAATTTTCTTCTTTTTGATGTGGGTAAAAAGTAGTAAGAATCATTATTTATTATATTTAGATTTTAATATAGCAATGAAACTCATAGCCGCTGCTGGGTCAACTCTATCGACTGTAGTCCATTTAGGGTTCCAATCAAAACCTTCTACAGTAGCTAATTCTTTCAAAGAGTGTACATCCATGGAATACTTGTCTAAATGTTGAGACAATAGAGATTGTATTTTTACAGTCTGAGCTTCAGCTCTTACGTCTTCTTGCTTCATCTCGTCTTGGCCCAAGGATATAATACCTAAAGAATGCCTCACAGCTCTGATAAAAGCTCTATTTTCAGCAATTGTTTCTAAAAATTTAGAAAACTTTTCATCAGTATTTGAAGTGGAAGCATTTGCTGTAGCACCGACTGTCATTTCCAAAGGGCTTTCTATATTCGGTATCCACTTAATCACAACCTTCATTGTAACACTATCACCAGAAGAAGAGACTGGGATAGGATCAATCATAGAATATCCTCTAATCGAAGCCAACTCTCTGAACCCTGCCAATTTAATCACAAGATCTTCCTCTGGGGATTCATCTATTAATCTATCAAGATCTTCTTGACTTAAATCTTCCAATGGAATTGCTCTAGCAGCAAAATTATACTTGTTCAATACAATGTGCTCTCTTGGAATAAGTTTCCTCCAATCTATAAGTCCATTAGACTTTAGTGGATAATTAACATTATTTAAAAGACCTGCTTCGTTTCTCAATGGTTTAAAAACACCGTCTTCCGGTTGAACAAATAAAAGAGGAGAATCTAAACCTGTTTTTGCAGGTGCAATAACTCTTTTCTTAGAAGACTTTTTTACAGTTTCCTCTTGAGAATCTTTAATATCAGAATGATTACTAGACTTAAGCATAAATTCTACTGTAGTTTGTTGTAAATTTTTATAACATTCAAGATATCTTCGAAAGAAGTATCTGGACTGTCGTTGAACTCAGCAACAAAAAAACTTTTACCAGTATATAATCCGATAGCTTTTGATAATTTAGACATTACCTTTGAACGAGATTGAGATTCAGGTTCTGAAAAATAAGTAACTGCTCCATGGAGAGAGAAACAAATAGGTTCTTTTGTATCCTCTTTCCATTTCCTAGTAAATGAGAAATTAGAGCCATCTTTATTTAGAGCTCTACCATTTTGCAGCCACTTGTTTTTATTAGTGAATATTTTATTTAGATTCATTTTTAAATATTAAAGTATAATCTTTGTTCTCCAAGAAATCTTCATCATTCATAAAGCTTTCTTTTAGTTCTATAGGAAAAGATTTAAAGTCTAAATCATTTTTGTAATGATAAATAGATGCATATGTTTTTCCGTGAGCTATGTAAACTCTATTTGATTTAAATAACATAGCATCTTTTTCTAGTATGTCAAGAGGTTTTTCTTTTGATTTCTTATATATAGTACATATGCCTAGAGTCTCAAGCCTTAACTGATTTAATAAATCATCGTTGCAACAGATAACAAGTAAATTTATAAGATTCGAAACACAGCTTTTAATAAAATCTACATCAAAACTTTCGTCACAAAAATAAACAATAGATTTTATATTTTTAATGTTTAAAGAATTTAAATCTAAAGGCTTTTTAGTGCTTATATCCGCTTTTGTTATATTTAAGATAGGAACAAGACACTCTTGATTATCAAAAATATCAAGACGTATATTAAAAGCTGTATTAACTAACTCTCTAGGAAAAAATCCGTCAGGAATAAAATTTAAAAATCTAGGACCATATTTTTCTCCAATATATAATGTTTTATAATTTACAGAATCTTGTATACCTATTTTATTTAAAATTGCATTAGCTATTATTTCCGGCTTTATAGTATTTATAGTCTTTGGCCATTCATCTTTTTTATAATTCCATCTCGCAGTTTTTAATTCTGGCTCAATATAAAGAACCTTATCAAAAGAAGGAACCACTACTTTGCTAGGATAATTACTTCCGAGAAGGATTAAATCTTTATTATAAACTCTACATAATTTAGCAGTAAGCTGGTTAGATGTAACACAAAGTCTACTATTTTTAATTACATAAGCCAATTGTCTTACAGTTAAAGCTGATCTCAAATCCAAGGAACTTAAGACAGTGGGGTCTTCTTTATCTCCAACTTGAATGACTTCAATACCTGTGATCCTTAAAAAATCAAGAATCATAGGAATGACTTCTGAACTGTAATCGTAAATTTGAGATTTCTTTTCAGAACCTGTTTGATATACTATATAATCAGAAGGTACAGGATAGAAGTTTTCAGGGAAATCCTCTTCAGAAGTATAATCTTCTACTCCACAATGTTGAAATATTTTATTAAGCATATTAAAAATTATTTTTCATGAAATCTACGCAATTCCTTGTTATTTTTGGATGGAAAGCCATATCGAAAAAACCTTTATGATTCTCTATCCCCTCCATACCTAGGACATCATCTAATGCTGGACTACAAGGCATTGTTTTTTTAATAAAATCCAAGTGCTCAAACATTTGAGGAAATAATGTAGATACATAGTAATCCCATTCTGATTTAGGGAACTTTTTATGTAGCCTCTCTAGAACAGCAATAGAATCCACGCAATCTCCTAAATTGCCATCTTCTACATATAGAATTCTTTTTTTATCACTTTTATAATCTATTATATCATCTATAGAAAGAGTTTTATTTTCTGGCTTCTCTTCTATTTTTTGATTAAAAGAAAAATCGTAATCAGTAAAAGGAAGATCATCTATAAACTTCTCAATTTTAGCGCAAATTTTATTACCATCAAAATTTTCTAAAGCCCATTGTCTTAGATTATATCCTTTTCGCTCTATTTCTTCTTTAGAAAGAGAAGTTATCTTCTCCATAAATTCGACTATTGAAGATGGCAAGACTTGAGCTTTATCAAACTGAGAGCCGTGTTCTCTATACAAAGTAAAGTCGAGAGGGAAGACTTCAGGATTTACTGTAAAATTAGTACCATAAGAATAATTAGTAGTAGCAACAGGCAAACCACAGAACAAAGCTTCTAAAACAGGCATCTCAAATCCTCCACTTGTAGCTGGATGAATATAAGCATCGCACATATTGTACAATTCGCACAAATCTTCTTCTTCCACTCCTACAGAAACATTTGAAGTATTAACTTTTTTCTCTGATTGACAATTTTGACAGTTCAATTCTTGACCAAAGAAAGGTTTAACAGATACATCCTTACAAGCAGAGCATACATAAGTAGTTAGAACATCCTCTCTTCTGACATTGAATCTCTCTAAGAATTCAGGAATACGCCATCCCTCTGACCAATTTGTATGTAAAAATAATTTACAATCAATTTCTGGATGAGCTTTCTTAAAAATAGAAAAAGCTTCGATAAGTGTACCTACAAGCTTTCTTAACTGATTTCTAAAAACAAAACCAAATACAAAAGTATTATCTGCTACTCCGAATTTTCTTCGAACAGCTTTCTTTTCTTCTTTTGATAGAATTTTAAAATTCTTATCCTCAATAAGAGCTGGCATATACTCAGAATCTACTCCCTGCTCTGCCAAAGCATCTTTCGCAAATTGAGCTTTAACCCAGAGGTTTCCAAATTTATCTTTTTGATCTTTAAAAACTCTTAGCAAAGGAAGAGAATCAATAGGAGTCCAAAAAACATGTGGGAACTTATTGATCCACGGTTTATCAAAATAAGGCATACCCCATATATCTTCTAACATTATTAAAGCATCTGGCTTTTCTGTTTCAAGAACTCGATTTATATTATATTCCCCATACTGAATAGCTTGCATTTTAGATGCATCACCTCGAAACTGATCTAGCTCTCTAGGATTGTCTGGTAGACACCCGTAACATTTCCAAGGCATTGACTTGCAAATATTATCACTCCAAGTAAAAGATCCTCCTGCGTACTCTACTAATTCATATTTACCTGTCTTAAAAAGATAAGACAATAAAAATTTCATATGTCTACCAAAACCTGTATTGGCTAAACATGAATTAGAGTGTAATACTACTTTTTTCTTTCTTTGCATTTGATTGTATTGTTTAAATATTTATAAAAAAAGGCCGCTCACTTAAAAAGTGAGAAGCCTTGAATATTTTACTTAACTAAACATTAAAAAGGGATTTCTTCTTCAGCTTCCCAACTTTCAGATTCATCAGAAGCAAAAGATTTAGTTTCTGTTTCTTCAGAGGCTTTAGTAGGATTTAATTTAATCCGTTCATTAAGGATTTTAATTTGATCTACGAAAAACAAATCAATCTTAGTAAAATCTCTAATAATTTTTCCCTTGAAAGAAATTTCTTCTGGAGAAGGAAGCTCTGAAGATTCAAACTTCCAAGTCACCTTCTCATCATTTTGAGTAACATAATACGAGTCATACCCAGCTTTGGACAAGTAGTATCGAATAGAGATATTTTCAAAAGATTCTAAATTAAAAAATGAATTAAGAAGGCTTCGAGTCGCAATATTCATTCGGAAAGGAACAAGATAAGCTTCATCTTTATCTTTAATTATAGCCTTGACTCTAAAGTACTTGTCTCCCTTATACTCCTCTTCTACAGCTTCAATCTTAAATATAGAGCCAGATATAGAATTTATAGAGTTATCTGTGGATGGAACCCATTTATTTGTAACTGCATCTTTAGATGAGACTTCAAAGAAAGGTTTAACACTTTCGCCATTTATTTTAGAAACTGGCTTAAGAATTAAAAGCGTTCCAGTTTTTTCGTTTTTATTGCCTAACATTCGAGTATTTTTTTATTTGTTTGGTTTGTTTTTGGAAAGAGACTTTCGTCTCAAAATTTTTGTATATTAATATTACATTCTAAAATGAAAAATGTTTCTTAAGCTTTAAAAATATGTTCCATTCCATTTTCAAGAATGAAATCAAAAAGCTCTAGTACTTCTTCTGAAAAGTTATTTTGATTTTCATCATCTATAGAAGAAATATATTTATCATATATTAAGTACATCAAGGAGGCTACCCATAAAGCATCAAAATTATGACTTTTTTCGTCTTTTATAAAAGGTAACCATGTTTCATTTTTTTTAGAAAGAATTTGACCTATGGAAAGTAAAACTTCTAAAGAATTTTTATCTACACTCATAGGTATATTTATTCCTTAATTACCGTCAGATTCTGGCTGATCAGTAGCGATATCTTCTTCGTCAAGAGTTTCTTCTCCTTTCAAAGACTCAATAAATTTTTGCACAACATCTATAGCAAAACTTTCACGTTCATCTTCAGGAACCATAGAACAATAAGAATTTAAAATTAAATGTATTAGTGCAACTACAATTTCCGAATTAAACGAATGAGGGTCTACATAGTCAAAAAAAGCAGATGAAGCGTCTTCTCCAGAAGCCTTGAATAATACTCTAAATAGAGTTTTAGTATCAGTGGTAATGGTCGGCTCCGATGTTTCAGTGTTCAACTCTTCGTTGATAATTTCAGCGTCTAAGATTTCTTCATTCATATTATTATTCATTTTCTTCTATATTTTTTAATTCCGAGAGTTTCGTGTAAGCTTTATGGTTTTGGATTTCCATATGATTTATCCAAAGTATATCTTCCCCTTTCTCTCCTGTTATATACAATATATCTTCCTCTTTTGGTGCTTCAGCTTGTTTTAAATATTTCGCTAATTTATCACCTAGTAACATAGCATAGTTTGAACCAGTCTCATCAAAAATTTTCATTTTTAGATAAATATTACCACTTTTACTTTTACCTTGAAGAATATCTTTTACAATACAAGTAAGCTCAAAAGAACCTTTAAGGCGAACGTATTTATCAATTTCATCTAAATTCCTAATCATAGGATTCAAGTCTCCAAAAACCATTTTCATGGTAGTCGAATAAGAGAATCCGAGAAGCATTCTTTCATAAAAGAATGAAGCTAATAATTCATTTCGACTATTAAGATTATATATTTTAAAATATCCTATAGAATTTTTTCTGATAGTACTTAAACGAGAATCTTTTGTAAACTTTTTGCCATTAGAATCTATCCAATTCAGATAATCTTTAAGCATAATAACAAGATCAGAATTATATTTATGCTCATTATTTATACAAAAGATTTTCTCTTTAGGAGTTAAGAGATTCCACAGTTGAGCTTCTAAAACTTTTTTAGATCTATCTTTAATAGAATGTCCTAGAGCACCGCTTTGAATGAGAGAAGAAAGAATCCCAATACCTAACCTTGCATCCTTTGCAGAATTATAAAGTTTAAAATCAGAATCTATATCAGAAGATATGAAACTTTTAAGCTTTTCTATACTCTTGTCTGAGATACCTTTAATCTCTCCCAATCCGAATCTGATATTTTTACCCTCAATAGAAAAAGCTAATCCACTTTTAGCAACATTCGGAGGTAGAAGTTCAATTCCGAAATGAGGAAGTTCATGCTGAATAAGCTGAAACTGTTCTAGGAAATCGCCTCTAGTAGCAGCTATCTTTAGACAGGCCAGAAAAAACTGTTGAGGATATTTATGTTTTAGATAAACCGTTGAGGCTGCGATAGTTGCATAAGAAAAGCTGTGGCTTTTGTTGAACGAATAATTTGCAGAATCTTCAAGAATCTTCCACAACAACTCTGGAATCTCTTTATTTAAACCATTCTTCTCGCAGGTTTCAAAGATGACATCTTTCCACTTGGCCATGTCTTTTATCTTCTTCTTACCAATGCATTTTCTGATGACCTCCCCGTCAGCTTTTGTTAAGCCAATCTTCTCACACATCTGCATCGTACTTTCTTGATACAAAGCTAAAGAGGCAGTGGACTTCAATAATTCGTCGAAAAATGGATGAATAGATTCATTTTTCCCTTCATTGACGAATTGAGCATATCTGTCCACAAACTGCAATGCTCCGGGTCTAGCGAGTGCTGTAACAGCAGCTAGATGATCCATATTCTTTGGCTTTACCTTATTTACTACTCCTAAGTTACAATCTCCACTAATTTGGAAAAGACCATAAGGATACTTCACATCTTGAAGATTCTTAAAAACATTATCATAATTTATTTCAAAATCTTTTGGATCTAAATCTAAATTAGAACAAACTTCATTGATAATACCAACAGCTTTCAATCCCAACAAATCAAGTTTGATATTATCAAGCTGAGCATAATCCATATCATAAGTCGTAACCATTTCTCCTTCGCCCATTTCGCATGGGATAGAATCAATCAACTTATTATAAGACACTATATAAGCACTCGCATGAGAGCCTTTAGAACAATTTAGTTCTGCAAGTTTCAGAGCTATCTTATAAGCCTTTGGATTATCTTTGACAAATTGAGCAAAAGAAGGAACCTCTTCTACAGCTTTCTTCAAGGAATGAACCTTCCCAAATAGAGAAGGGATCTGTGCAGAAATCTCAAGACTTTGCTGTTCAGAATATCCCAAAACAATTTTACAAACTTCCTTAATACATTTTCTACTTTGTAATGTGCTATGAGTAGATATTTTGCAAAAGTATCCATTATATTTTTCTTTTAGAATTTCAATTAATTTTTCACGTTTCGAATCTTCGATATCTAGATCAATGTCGGCAGCATCAGAATAATATTTAACGCCATCAACAATATTTGGAGTTGTTCTAGATGGAGAAAGAAACCTTTCGAAGAAAAGCCCGTTCTCTACAGGGTCTACATCTGTCACCTCTAGACAGTAGAGAACTAAGCTTGATGCGGCGCTGCCTCTTCCCGGCCCTACAGCGATCTTATTCTTCTTGGCTATATTGACTACATCCCATACCATTAATAAATAATCTACAAAATCTGTGGGTGAAATTACCCCCATCTCATAAGACAATCTATCTCTATAGGATTTTTCCTTTTTAGGATCAATGTCATTTTTTAATCTTTTCTCAAATCCTCTTTCGACTAACAAATTAAAAAGCTCTAGACTTGTTAGGTCTGATCCATTTAAATTAAAAGGAAGATCTAGGGCAGAATAATCCTCCTTACTTAAACAGAATTTAGGCAATCTAATACCGTGGATATTAAGATCTATATTTTCGAATTGATCTAAAAAGAATAACATAAATTAAGATTCCTGAAAATTGTAAGCAAGTTTTTTAAATATCTGAGCAGTCAAATAACAATCATAGTCACCTTGGTGAGTTCTAGATGCATCTATTTCGATTCCCCATTCATTACACAAATAAGTGACATTACTTTTCAATCCTCTTTTAATAAAATTAGCCCAACGAGTTTGCCATGCATCAAAATTATCATAATCAGGCTTTGCCCCTGAAAGATAAGCTTTAGCTAAAGCATTCGTATCGACAACTCTTTTTACCCATTCGAAATCAATAGGCTTGCCAATTTCCCTAAACCAGTTTCGAATTTGATAAGCGTCGAAATTTAGTCCATTATGAAAACCTAGCAAGTCTTCTCCAAAAAACCAAGGGGATATTTCTTCATAAACCTTCTTCGGACATAGAGCTTTCTTTTCATACTCTTTAAAATTAAAACCTGTAATTTCAGCTGCCCTAGGATTAACATTCAAATCTTCCCACCACAGATATCTAGATTGACTATCTAGAATCTTTCCATTCTCCATGATAACCCAAGCAAACTCCCATGGCCGAGAAGTGTTAAGATTAAGTCCTTCTGTTTCTGTATCAGCAAAATAAATGCGCTGATTGATATCTAGTTTATTCATATTTGGTTTAAAAAATCTATTTTCTTTTCAAGTTTTTTGATAATAGCTTTAGCTTCTTTTCTTTCTATTAGAAGAGGATCACAGAATGAAATTTCCCCATCCTCAGTTATACAATCGTAAATAGGCGTTCCATCTTGATAAACGATTTCAACGACTTTTCCAACTCTACAGCTATCTCCAAAAAAGATTTTGGTTTTAACAAAGTCACCTTCTTTTATTGTTTGCATATTTATTTTTTATTTTCTAGAAATGATTCCCAACAAAACTCCCTAGAAGACATATGATCAAATCCGGGATTGTCAAGTGTTCTTCCTGATCCAAATTGTTTTCTATTCAAGCACTTCAAAGTAAGAAAGGCTTCGTAATCACTTCTATTTTTATAATAAATACTTTTAACCTCTTCTGTCTTAAAGTTATTCATCTTAGCAAAAAGAAGAGCAGCTTCTCTAATTAGATAATCAAAAGGTAGATTATTATCCTCAAGAAAAACTGTAGGGTTAATCTTTTTTAATTCAGGAATACAAAGAGATCCTTGTAATAGATTTTTATGGAGGAAAGAATCATAAAAAGGAATAGCTAATGCTAAATCTTCGCTCCAAAGAGAATGCAAGTCAGAATAAGAAAGTCTTGCCTCCTTGTTGAAATTATTATAAGCCGCCATAGTAGAAAGCTTAATCAAAGCCTTATAACCATTAAAATTCTTTGGAAAAATAATATTTTTGTGAGAAGATAAAGAGGTTTCTTCCGAAGAGCTGTTAATGAAGGAAACTCTTAAGCCAAAAATAAGTTTAATTTTTGAATCTTTACAGGCTTGTAACGCAGCTACGAATCCAGCCATTGTATCCTCTACAAGACATAATTCTTTTAGATTATTCTCAACAGCAATATTTATAATACTATCTGATAGATCAGTATCTTTATTCTTCTCGTAAGGATCGAGAGTTAATATACTACGTAAAATAGAGTAGTGACTCTTAAAAAGAGGAATCATTTGTAAGTAATTTAAATAAAAAGCTTAATTAAATTTAGGACAGCCGGAGTGCTTTCTCTGAACTATAGTATAGCCCAAAGCTACATAACTATCAAGTTCTTTTTTAAAATAAGCAGATTTAGAAGGTAAGCCTTCTTTAACAGCTTCAAAATACAAGAAGGGAGCTTTATATTCACAAACCCAAACAGGTGATCCGTCTTCCTTATAAGTAAAAGGTTCTTTACCACAAAGCCATTTGCGTTTAAAATCTCCAGCAGCTGTATTAGCTAAAGCTTTCTCTAATCCAAAATCTTGCAAATATCCTGATATATATTCAAGGTAATGCTCGAAAGCTTCTATCTGACTCAAAGAAAACTCCATCTTAATATATGGATTCTTTCGGAATTTAAGGAAAAGAAATTCTACAGTTATTTTTTTTCCGGGATAAAGTTTAGAAGCCACTAATGCATAAATTAATGCTTGGATATTAAAATCCATATCTTCTGAACCTTTTGAAAATTTAGATTTAGAAGATTTAAAATCTAAAATTCTAATATGATCTTCATAAATAAATAATCTATCTATAAAACCATAAATCCAATATTTACCATTATTTATATTGAATTCATATTCTGTCTCGTATTTCTCACAGCCTTTTCCGTGGAAATCATTTTCTAAACCGGTTACCAAAAACCCGTTTATTTTTTCATAATTTTCAGAAGAATCTACCTCTTCTTTTTTAAGCCACTTAGAAGCAAGTCTATGAAGACATGGCAACGATAATGGCCTTCCGCAAGTAAGAGCTTGACTCACCTTTTCTTTCCTTTTCGGATGAGCCAAACATTCTAAAATAATGTGAGTTATTCCTCCCAGTTTTGAACCAGTGTTCCCCTTTGAAGGTAAGCCACAGTTATATTTTAAATATGCAAGATAAGAACAACTACTATAAGATTTTATTTTGCTTGCGGAAAGCCTAGGAAGTGACATTTTAATTTTCGATTAGATTCCAGAGAGTGTCATCAAACAATGATGATTTTACTAGAGTCTTTATATCAGAGTCTTTGGGTTTGTCTCCTGAATATTTCACTTTTCCGCCTCTTTTTTTGTATTCCTTCAAAACAAATAGATTTTTTACATAAGAATTTTTTTCTCCAAATTTTCTATCTGCGACTTCCTTTACTTGGGAATACTTTTCCTTGTCCAAATACTCAACTTCAGCGAATGAGAACTCAATAGGTTCTTCTTTGGCATTTTCAAGATCTCTATCTAGAGCGATTATTTCTTCTTGAGATGGAAGATTATCAAAATCAAAATGATCTTCTTCCGATCCTACAATTTGACTAACTGGCTTATCTGACCACATTTTACATGACCAATAATTAGCTTTGTATTTAGGTCCGGGATTATCACAATTATGTCTGGCTCTATAATTGCTTCTACGCTCAGGATCATCTCTTTTGATTGACATATTCGGATCACCGAATTTTACAATGACAACACTACCTTTGTCATTTTTTACGTACACACCAAATTTTTTAGCACTTCCACCCGGAAGTCTGAATGGTTTATTTAAGGTTTTATTTTCGTTTTTCATATTTAATGCTAATTATACTGTATACACCAAAAGGATGAACTAAAAAACTTGTAGATTTTTTTATAATGATTTGTACCATTCAATAATCTCTTGTTTTTCCATATCTCCAAAATCTTTTTTATAAGGAAGTTTTACAAAAATAGAATCACTGCTAAAGAATTTAGATAGTTTATATTTGATTCCCAATGCAGCTTCCATTCCTCTATTAGTTTCAGAATCTATATCATTGTTAGTCGCAATAATAATTTTATCTACATTGCTTTTTATCAGAGTAAGTATTACAGGCTTTGAAACACTTAATCCGAAAAGAACTAAAAAGTTTTTTATACCAGCCTCATAAAGAGAAAGAGCATCTCCAATACTTTCCACTAAAATTACACATCTTGAAGATTCGATATCAGAGTGTGTGAGTTTATAAGGGTAAACAAAATTAGCCTTTCTACCTAATATTTTCCATTTAGGCCTTTGAGAGTTAGTATATAAATCTCTCCCAGCAAGACCTATGATTTTTTCTCCTTGATAGATAGGGAAAACGAATCTGTTGTTAAGTTTCCCATAAGTTTTTACTCCTCCACCAAAATCTTTTACAGTTTGTTCTGAAATGCCTCTATTTTTATAAAATGTATACCAAGGCATTAAATCTTTTACGAAATCAGAATCAAAGAATTTATCTTGAACTATTTTAGTTTCCTCTTCTTCTTCCTGAGCATTAGCCGAACTATCGAAATACTCATCCCTTAAGAAGTTTTTAGCATCCTTTTCATTTATGTTCAAGGTTATCATGGCCAACTTTACAAGAGGACCCGATTGACCAGTAACGAAATCTGTAAACCATCCACTTTTAGTGTTCACACTTAAAGATGAACTAGCACTATTTCTATAAATAGCTTTCATTCTTAGATAATCAGATCCAGACTTCTCTGGCATATATCCCATTTTCTTGAGTAAATCTACGATCATATGAAATCTCCTTTAGTGTATTTTTTATTATTTGCAACTTCTATTTGCCCTAATCTTTTATTGAATACATCTTCTGCACTACCGCATTCACTAACCTTAAAGTTTTCGACTTTAAAATTAATATAATTTTCTACAAAAACATCTCCGTCTTGAGTAGATCTCTTTACATAGTTGTCTGCCCCCATAGCCTCTTCGCCTTGAACACGGGCTCGAACTTCGATAAGTTTATGAGTTCCGAATTCTTTGCCTCCTTCTCCAATCTCCTCTGGGCTTTTCTTCTCTAGTCTATACATGTTGGAACAATGCCATTCGATCTGAGAAGACATTGCTGTGCCTCCGCTACGATTAGTCTGAACGGCTGTCAATCCTGCGGTTCTAGGTAATAAAGACACGAGCTTTTTTAGTTTATCAGTCTTTTGACCAAGAAGCTCATATCCCTCGAATGCATTAGTAATATTTTCTTGAGTAGATTTCAGATAATCATAAATAAGTAATACATTCTCCCCATTTTTGACATTTTGAACATACCATCTTTTAGCAATTGATATTACTTCATCAATAGATTTGTTAGCAACATATTTATGGTGAACTCTCCCCTTGTATTTCTCTAGAGAATTTAAAGCTGCATATACTTTATTTTTATCAATTGGATTATTTAAGAATTTGCCAGTTTTAATTTTGTATTCATTGACACCCGAAATAGCAGAAAGATTTCTAGCAATAATACGATCTGTTTCAAGTTCTGTATCCAAAACCAATGCTAAACAATTATTCTCTTCTAGACCAGCTACTTCATAAGCTAGAAAGTTTACGAAAGTACTCTTGCCAACCTTTGGCCCAGCGGCAATAACAAACAAGTCACCGAAGCTAGGACCTCCATACATTTTTGTAAAAATTGGAAATGGGGTTTTGAGACATACTGGCCTTGGATTATTAGCCCAGTCTAGAACGGTCTCCTGCATCGTAGAAAAAACATCAATAGGCTTTTCCTCATCAGCTACGTTTTCTGTGCCTGCACTCTTTAATGTGTTCTCAATAACATTGGCAAGCTCTGGCAAAGATTTATCAATATTACTCCTGATTTCATTCTTACCTTCTTCTAAAGATTTATCTGCTTTTCTAGCAAAATCATATTTAATTACGTTACTAATAAAGCTAGGAAGAGACTGCTCTCTGATTTGCATCTGAGACAAACAATCAAGATAATCTATAATGTTTAAATCTTCAAATAGCTTTAGACCAATAGACGTTAGCTTTTCAGAGACAAGCAATTTATCAACAGTAGCATTCTGATTGTAAACAGCCAAGATAGCTGAAAAAATGGCTGAGTGAACTTTGTTATCAAAATGAGTGGCTTTTAAAATAGAACCGTAATCGGCTACATTGTCTGGCCACTTTATAAAGCCAGCTAGACATGCACGTTCTTGTTCTTGAGGAGTTGAAATTCTGCTATGATTCATTTAAATAGAAAATCTTTTAGAGATTTAGGTTTTTTCACTGATAGTTCTAAGTCTAACTGTACATCTTGAACAAACATATCTTCCGATTTTTCTTGTTTTTGTTCTTGTTTTATTTCTATACTAGGTAAATACGCTCTAATATATTTTCGACCTTCTTCACATAGATAGAAAAGAAGAGTAGAAGCTTTTTTGTTTGGAACTACAGAGAGAAGAGTTTTTAAATCAAACAAAGCTAAAAGCTTATTTGCCGCCAGCATTTCCTTAGGCCAAAAAATATTATCTCTTTTTCCAAGGAAATGGAAGATAAGCATTCTTGCCTCTTTAGGATTAGAAATTTTCTTTTCCTTTGGTTTAAGTTTTAAAATCAAACCAAATTTTCCATGCAAATATTCTCTGATTTCCATGACCCCTTTTGACCCCATGCCCTCTAGAGACTTAATATCTTCTAAAAATTTACCATTGAAATCAACTTCAGAAAGGAAACCGTTTTGCAATAATACATTTTTTGTCCTATTAGAAATAGGGAATTCAGAAACAAGCATAATTATTTAATAATATGAGAACCAAAAACACTCTCTATCCATTTTTCTTTTAAGGGCATATTCTTTTCATAGATTTCGATTACTTCAAATCCATTCTTTTCAAGAAGATGCTCTTTCAGAACATCTCTATAAACCTGTTTCTCAAAATCTTCAACTGAATTTTGAAAATAAGGAGTATATTCTACATGAAATAATCCGTTTACTTCTACAGCTATTTTTCTTGAGAAATTCATCAGATCAACTCTCAAGCGAGTCTGAGGCAACAGGACCTCCTCTCCAACCACATCATCCTTCCAATATTTTTTAAAGAATTGTTTTACATTAAACTGGAAAAAACTAAGACTATCGCCATTCCATTTTATTGCATATTTTTTCTCAGATAATGGTCGGATATTATCCTTTGCCGTTATCCATTTCATTTAAAAATTATAGAGATAATTTTTGGATTTCCGCAATTATAAGACTACAAGCCTGTACTAGATTGTCTTGAACAGATTCACTAGGAGAAAAATTTTTAAATGGCCAAAGTTCTTTAGCTTCTTTAAAATTATTATCGCCAGAAGTTTGACCATGAGCAAAACCAACAAGAGTTAAAGCAGCCAATAGAAGCTGACCATTTTTATATTGTAGATCATGATCTACAGTATAGCCTTTTTCGATCTGCTTTTCTCTTTGAGCCTTAATTGAATCTAGTATTTCTTGAATGTCTTTCATATTTTATAAAGATATATTGTATTGCTTTAGAAAAAAATCAAATGATAAATTATCAATGTTCTCATTAAAAAGTTCTACTAATGTAATATTATTTCTAATGCACCATTCTCTTTTGATATCGTCACTTTTAACTTTGTTTAAGAAATTTTGTCGATTCTTATGCAACCATGGATTAAAATTTACATGGTATTCGTCGGGACTAACTTCTATAGCTATTTTTTTAGAGAAATTGAAAAGATCAATTCTGAATTTGCTGCCCGGAATAACAAACTCTTCTTTGACTACATCATTTTTCCAGAATGGGTAAAGGAAATTTTTTACTTTAAACTGGGGAATAGAAATTTTCTTATCCCAATCTATACAAGATTTAGCAACAACATTTACTTTTGTATTGCCTCTTAATTTCGTTAATTCCATTAAGCTATAATCTCATTAACCTTTCTAAGAAGCCATTCGAAAACATTTCGATTGCTTTCTATATAATCATAAAGAGAAGACATTCCTTGATGCTGTATTTGTATTTCTACCCCATCATCTTTAGCCATTGAAACAATACTTTCAGAAAAAGAATACCAAGCTCCTTTTTTGGTAACGAGTTCAAAGGATATAATCATATCCACTACTTCTTTCTCAACCCAAATAGCACAACCACTTCTTCCCTTTTTAATAGGGATTTTTACTTTAGATCCGGTTACATCTGTAGATGACTTTTTGATTTCAATAGTAGCATAGACTCCTAAAGTTTTATTCTTTATTGGGTCAGGCTTATCGTTAGGTTTCTCAAGGATATAATCTCCTCCATATCTGGGTTGATATGAAAGAGTTATATCACTCTGGTGATTGATAGCAGATCCGCCAGCTCCATCACTTTGTCTTGGAGGAGTTTTGCTGTAAGGATCTAATTTAATTTCAGCTGTATACTGACTTGTAATCAGAAATAAAGCATCAAAGTGGACTATCTTTAGAGCCAATCTTTTGAATAGAATCTTAGTTAAAAGAGGAACACCAGCAACTTTAATGTTCTCATCTCCATTCCAAAGATTTTTCTCTTTATCTGACTTAAGAATAACCCCGTCTAAAGAATCAAGGATGATGCAGAGCTTCTCTCCAGCTTCATGCATTTTAGGAAGAATACTTTCGATAAGCGAAGCAATTGTTTCAAATACATTGCAGCTAAAAACGAATACTGTTCCATACTCCCAATTAGTAGGATCTGTAACAAATTTCATCCCAGTTCTTTTCTGCATCTCTGGAGTGAGACGAGCTTCAGCTTTTATAAAAATGGTCTTAGATCTTTCGATCTTATCCATATAATTCTGAGCGAAAACAAAGCACTGAGATGTTTTACCCAATTCACTGCCTTTACCACAAACTCTGACAAAGGAGCCAGAGCGAACCTTAATAAGGGCATCAAGATTTAGAGATCCAGAAGAAACAGTGACTTCATCAGGCTGCAAATAGTTAAAGTGATTATCTTCATTATCTTTTAAAAATGAAGAGAGCATGTCTTTTGAACCTGTCTCGCTTGATGAGTCGTCTTTTCTTTTGGATGGCATATTATTCGAATGGATTAATTTCTAACGGAGTATCTTCTTCTACAGTTTTATTTATATAAAAATCGCAAGCATTACAAACCTCTTCTGTCAATCCATGAATACCTCTTTCTAAACAGTAGTATCCAACAGATCTTTTAGACTGACAACAAGAAGGTCCATATTCAACTTGATCTTGAGATCTGTGCGAACATGTTTCTAATTTGGACATAAATCATTAAATAATAGAATTTTTAGAAACTTTTACCAAAGACTGATCATTTACATTAATAAATGTCACATAATTTTCAGTGATGCGAACAATCTTTGCACAATAGCTTTTTTCTCCACGAGAAGAACGGGTCTTGAGTCCAATAAAGCGCCCCTTATGATTTAGATAATAAGGAAGCTTTTCAGCTTCGCAAGATTTTTGAGCATTTACGGTATTATTTTTTTCTTTATTTACTTTTTTCATATTACAATAAACCTATTTAAGGTTTTAAATTTTTACTAGAGATTCAAACTAGCACACTAATAGATTTTGTCAATCAGAAAATTTAAAGATTGAAAGCTTTTAATGTTAAAGCGAATGGTTCTCCATCTATATTTTTAACAAGATTTAACATTTCTAAAGCTAATAGTCTTGTCTCTTCCTGAGTATCACTTTTCAATCGAAGAGCCCAAAAATGCATAAAAGCTAGAAGAGATCCAGTCCAAATAAACTGTGTCTCTAAACA